AACGAGCTCCGGACTCGAAGAAGTCCCGAACGTTGTTCATTATCTCGACCTGAGCCTCCCAAGGATCGCCGCCGAGAATCTCCCGAACGAAAAACTCAGGCTCCGCTCGGCATACCTGGAGAAGCTTCCAGTATTTATTAACTAGCGTCGGGTTCTGTAGCCAGTGATCCATTTTTCCGAAGCTCCTCGTATTTCTTCTCCGCCCTATCGAAGACTTCGGCTAATCCCTCGGCTAGGCTTTCGCCCTTACCGCCGGTCAGACCCTTAACGTCAGATGGAAGACCAGCGACGGCTCTCTCGCCATCGATAGTAACCTTAAGGGCTTTCATTAAGTGCTCGACCATCTTAGCGGACGGCATAGCTCGAATAGGTTTACCCTTAGCGTCTACGACAGCGTTCCCGTCCTTATCGAAGACTATCTCTCCCTCTTCGAGGTATTTCATGGTTTTAACTACGAGCCGCTGTCCTCGGTTATAGAGGCGAGAATGTTTCTTATCCAGCTTCGCTCTCTGTTCGGCTACGTTTTCCATAAAGGCGGTTTCGGTCTTTTTGCCTAGCTCTTGTCGTAGCTTAACCCAATTCTCTTTTTTCGAACGGGACTCGATAGCTTTCCGAGTAACCTTAAACTTTTCCTCCAGGGAGCGGTAACTTTGCGTAGGATCAGAAATATAAGCCTGTTTGATAGGCTCCCAGTCGATACGACCGTTCTCTAATCTTACGTCTGGAGTATTATCCGCCATAGTTACTATTCCTCTCTAGGTATAGTATAACGTGTTTCTAAAGCGTTGACTTTCTTAAGGAAGCATGGAGGAATCTCAGTACCGAAACATCCAGCCATAGCGACCCTTAAATCTCGGAATATCTGAGCGGCCAGTTTATCCTCGTCCGTTTCGACCAGCCGGACGCCGAAAGCTTTCCCTTTCTCCCGAGTAACGTAGCCCTTAGCTTCGAGCTGTCCGATAATCTCGTTTATGGTAGAGACGTTCCGGTTCAGCCGTTCGGCTATCCATCGCTGACTCGGAGCATGACCGAACGACTCCCAGGCGACGGAGATTAACGTCAGGACGTGAGCCTGTTTCGGAGTCAGGACTTCCCTATCGTTAGCTTTCATCTGAACCCTCCTCGGGAGTTAACATTTCGTCCGGCGTCGCCTTAAGCATTTTTATAGCTAGGCGGACGGCTCTCTTATTACGGTTATGGAGAATCTCGGTTCCGTCGTCCATACGATAGACCCTCATTCCTCGGGATGTCGGTTTCAGCGGCCGACCCTGGTTTACGGCGTAGCGTTTCAGAATCCGGCGTCCGTTGATTTCGATAGTAACGGTTATCATGCTAATAGCCTCTCCATGACTGCTTTTACGACATTAACTGTAACGGCGTTTCCGGCTTGTTTATATCTCTGAGTATCAGAATGACCCTCTGTCCAGTTGTCGGGGAACGCCTGAGCTCGCTCATATTCCAGCGGCGTAAGCCTCCGGACGATGAGCCCGTCATAGACACCCTGGGTTCCGCCAGTATCGAGCGTCGAGACTTTCTGACGACCGACCCGAGCTCGCCTGGTCCGGCTGTTGATGGCGGTAAGGTTTATAGAGTCCCCAGGATAAGCCTCATCATAGCCCTTAGCCGTCGCTGTCTTAACCTTAATGAATGGCTGACGTCCACCTCCGCCGGAAGCGTCGAGAGTCGGACCCATTCCCTCAGGATCATAAATCCGCTCCCTGTCTCGGTCGCTGGACTTTACGAGCCGGAGCCCTTTCTCCCTTTCGAGGCTAGGAGCTTCTGAATCTGCTCCTGTGATAGGAAATACTTTCGGTCGGGATTCTCCTCTAAGATGTCCAATAATGTAGATTCTCTCCCTCGTCTGGGGAACGCCGAAATCCGCTGAATTAAGAACCTGCCATTCGACGATATACCCGAGGTCGGAGAGAACCCTAAGTATCGTCTGGAAAGTTTCTCCGCCTTTATGACTAAGTAGACCCCTGACGTTTTCGAGTACCAGATGTCGGGGTCTTTTGTGCTCGAGAACCCTAGCGATGTCAAAAAAGAGCGTCCCTCGGATGTCGTTAAATCCTCGACGCTGTCCAGCATGGCTGAAAGGTTGGCAAGGGAAGCCGCCGACGAGTAAATCGAAGTCTGGGAGGGTTTCGGGATTAAGCTTAGTTGCGTCTCCATAGTTTCTATGCTCCTTAAAATGTTTTTCGTAGGTTCTGATAGCCGGCTCGTCGATTTCGGAATACCCAATACATACGAGTCCATCGATGGCTTCGTCTGGAGAGCTTGAATCAGACCGTCGGTCCGGCGACGTAGCACCTTTCCCCGTCTCGGGCTGAAATCTTTCCCGTTCTTCTGGTTGATTTTCCGCTGGGCTTTCGCTTCCTCGCTCCGCCCCTCTGATAGCATACTGTAGTCCAAGCTCGAACCCTCCTATTCCTGAGAACATACTAAAATAACGAATCATCGTCGGCCGCCTCTCCGGTTCCGGCGTTCTCTCTTCCGACGATCCTTACGGAACCTATCGGCTTTCGGAGCCAGGTTCCGCTGACGCCGGCGACGTGCCGGCTCTACGACTTCCCGACGGAAATCTTTAACGAGCTCATCGTCCAGGTCGTAGTCGTCCATTATCGCCTGACGGTCGTAGTTAGGATTCCGACGATGGCTGGAGTGCTCGCACCCAGGACCGGAACAGCTACTCATCGACGCCTCCTAACTAGCCGGAAAGGGAAGTCGAGCGACGGAAGAATCGTATTCGGCTCGATACGATACCAGTTCCATAATTGCCCGACGTGCTTATCCCGAGTCATTCGGATATATTCCGAGACGCTGAAAGCGACGGAGGTTATGTTAATCGGCTGAGGTAGCTCCTGAGCCGTAACCCAGTCGTTAGCGAACTGATGGAGAGTAAAGATATGACCCTTAAGATGTCCTCTAAGAATTAGCATTAGACGCCTCCATTCCCTGCTTATAGGCGTTCTGGAGTTCGATAAACTGAGCGTTCGTTCCGCCTTTGTCGGGATGGTACTTATGGAGGAGACGCTGATAGGCTCCTTTAATAACTTCCGGACTGGCGGTCTGTTGAACCTCCAGGACTTCATACCATGCTCGAGCGGTTCCCTCGCCGACGATGATAGCGGCCGGAAGAGCCTTAAAGCCTCGGAAAGCGGCGTTAACCATTTCCTTAGCTCCCCAGCGTTCGAGTCCCCGAAGAGCGGCGACCGTTAGCTCGATGGCGTGTAAGTTGTCCTCGACGTAATACCATTTATCGCAAGGGATACACTGGTTCTCGCCGTTCAGGTCGAAGTATACGGCGACGCCTCGATCCTCGGGGATTCTCTGTTTAGCGTATGGAATACCGTCCGCTCGAATCATCATATTAGAAGATATGACGACGTTCTTCGCTCCCAGAAGCTCCAGCTCTCGGTAGAGTTGGTCTCTAGCCCTGGCGAACGAGGTCTTAAACTGACTGGATACCGGATACTGAGTCCGCTTCCAGCCTGGCGGCCACTGTAGAGGATAGGCGTCTATCATTTATCCCTCCATATCGAGCCGAGATTTTCGTCGGTCTCAGCGATTACATAGTCGCCACATCCGAAGCAAGTCCGGACGTCGCCATCGAAAAGAATCTGATTCATAGGAGCCGACGTTATCGAGTGCCGGCAATAGTAGCGAGCGATCCATATCAGGAATAAGAGGTAGTAATAAATCATCGCTTCCTCCGGAGTAATTTTTTACGTTGCTCCAGGACGTTCTCGGCGTGTTCGATTTCCGCTCGATAGCGACCTGATTTATCGAAAGCTTTCATAAAGCCGAGTAGGAGCTTAATCCTAAGGACGTTCAGGTAACGAGTGAATCTCCTCCAGTAGAGCTTAACCATGAAGACGCTCCTCGTCGGCGAGCTGTTTCTTAAGCTTGCGGTTATGGAGTGCTACCTGAATATCGTTAATGACGCCTATCCAGGCGATATAAGCCATCGGAGCTATAAGGATTACTAGAATCCAGAACTGATAATCTTTCACTCTGTACCTCCTAAGTCTGGGAATGTTCGTTTACATCGCTTACAGATTTCGCCATCCGGACCGAAGCGGCTTAGGATATGGCGGCCTGGAAAACATAGAATCGGGAGGAAGAAGTATTTAATCGACGTAACGACGTTAACCTCGCCCTCGACGTTCTTAACGACGCCGAAGCGAGGGAAGATGATTCCGGCGAGAGTCTTCCAGAAGCTCTGTTCCTCATGGCTGACGATCCTATAGACCGGAAGAATCCCCTGCTGTCTCATAATCAGGCGAGCGGCTTTCTTCGATTTAGCTCGCACTTGATAGAGCCGGAGCTGATTCGGTTCTTTCGGACGCTGGAGATAAATTAAGTGCCATTTTGTCATTACGTTGGTCTCGTTTACTGTTGCTATTATACCGCTTAGGCTTTCGTTTCGGCAAGCGTTTATTTTTCTGGTTCTGACGGGCTATAGCGTACATCTTATCGAGCGTCTCCTGGCTGAGCTGATGGCGTAGAGGGTTTCCCTCGCATTTCCGAGACTTGCATATTTCGCACCAGCGACGCTTATTTTTCTTTACGTTGGTCTTCATTCTGGAATCAGCATAACCGAATTGAAATAAATAAACAATAGCCGAAGCTAACGACAGTCCTTACACCAGCATTTTATACCTTTACGAGTCAGGTAATCATGGATCGACTCGCCAGGCTTCCGGTCGCCTCGGTTATCACTGTTGACAGTTTCCGGCGGCGTTATGGTCTGGCTAGGCTTCTCATTTAGCCAGAATATCCGGTAGATAACTGGGAACTTTTCCTTAACCTGATTAGGGTTCAATGATTGTAAAGTCGCCATCGTCTTGTCCTACCCTTATAACCTCATACTCCAGTCCGGCGAGCTCATAGGCTTTCTGGGCTTTAATCTGCTGAGGTTTTAGCCGGTCGCCCTTAGCTTTTACTTCGATGAACCGGACTTCTCGCTTCTCCCAGTTTATCGCTATGAGGTCTGGATGTCCTCGCTTAATAACGTCGTACCCCTGTCTGGTCAGATGATGATAGACAGCTAATTCTCGCCCATGCTTAGTTCTGAACATAGCTTCCCCTTTCCCTATTAGGGCTTCGCCCCCAGGGAACTTATTTTTTATGGCTTCCCTCTCCTCCCAGCCGTTTCTCTCTCTCTGCAATAAGGGTTATTAGAAGTGATTTCTATAGAGCCCTTAATATATTGCGTCGAGTGGAGTATCCGTATGGATCGGAGCCTAGCAAGCTAGGACGGTCGGACGTATCCGGAGCTTATTTATACTGTCTATCTCCTACCATACGCCTGGTATCCCGACAGTTTCGAGAACTAAAAAAGCCCTCCTCAGGAGAGCTAAATTAGGAAAAGTCAGATGTTATAGCCCTATTTTAGCAATAGGGAACAACAGAGTCAAATCCTTAAGATTACCCTCGCTGAGAACTAACATTCTGACTTTTCGAGAAAGAATAGTTAGTTAAATCTATCTTAGCAAGGTCCTGGATAATACGTCAATCCGCCATATATAGCGTTTCGGTCAGCTGAGAGCCTACACTAGATATAGCGGTTATAGAGGTCGAAATCATAAAGCCCCCTCGGGAGTTGAGACCAACGATTTCAGTAAAGAGATACGCTGACTCCGTCATAGGGGACGATTTCATTATACTTTCTCTGGTCTGAATCAGTAAATAGAAAAGCATAACTAAAAAGCTTGACAGCCAGTAAACGAGAGCGGTAAACTAGGAGTATCATAATTAACGCTTAAAGGAGACCAGCGATTATGAATCAAAAAAATAATAACTCTAAGATAGGGGACTTCGTCGCTAATATAGTTCTCGGCTCTGTCGTCATTTTCTTTCTGATGATCCTAGCCGGACTGTCGATAAAGTTCTGGTTCTGGGTTTTTTAAGATGGCTAAATGTAACCACCCCGAGGAACAGGTCGAGATTACTCCGCCCTGTTGCAAGTTCCCGACCGGAGAATATGGTCGCTGGGACTGCGGCTGTTACGGTCAGTATTCCGTCTACTGTAACGCTTGCGACAATGAGGATATGACGGACGCCGACATAGAGAACATCCTGGAGGCTCAGTATGAAAACGCTTACTAAGACGCCAGGCGTCATTCATGGCGACGTAGCGACTCGCCAGGTAACGATTAACGGTAAGCCGCTGGAGCCTCATAGGAGCCAGTCATTCCGTAACCATAGTCCGGACGGCTTCGCCTGGGGCTATATGGGTTCCGGACCGGCTCAGCTCGCCCTGGCGATTCTCCTAGAGTTTACGGATACCTTTAACGCTTGCTACTACTACCAGGCTTTTAAGGAGGACGTAATCGCCCAGCATGATAAAGATAAGAACTTAAATATCGACGTCGAGACCGTCGAAAACTGGCTCGAGGAACGAGTAAAGTAATGTTAATCCAGGACATAAAACCACATAAAGAAGCTTGTAGCGACTGTCAGCATATCGAGAAGCTTCATAACGGGCTCGCCTCTCATGGCTTGCTCGAGGCTGATAAAGCCGTCCTTATGGTATTTAACGAAGCGATCCCACATAAGAGCCAGCTACTCGTCGAGCGTTTCGAGTTGCCGGAAGAGGTCGAATGTAAGGAATCGGTTATCGGGATTCACTTCCTGGAATACCGAGGCTGGAGACGAGTCGGCCGCCGGATGGCTGTCGTCCTGACTTGTGCTAATTGCGGAGCCGAAGAGCTCTACTGTCGGGGAGAGAGGATACAGTGAATCATATCGATAAGCTGAAAGATATTATCGGCGAAAGCCGAGACCCAGAAGCCGTCGCTATCGATATTAACGACTATATCGAGTCGCTGACTCCGCTTCCGATTACGATCCTGGAAAAGAAGTTCCTATTTCTCCATCAGGAAGTAGCGAGCGGCCAGGCTGGAGCGATTCCGTTTAAGATTCTCCAGGGAGTTAATCCGCCGGACTTCGTCGCTCAGATAGGCTCGAAACAGTACCTCCTAAAGTTCTCGGATATTGCGGCTCTGTTACTTAATAAATATATGGCTGATATGAAAGCCGAAGCTAAAGCTCGCCAGGAGGCGAAGAAAGAAGAGGGAAACGATGAGACCGATCCTAACGCTAAATAAATCAGAATTAAAAATAACCGAGTTCTGTAGTACCGACGATAATCGTCCTATGCTGACTCATATACTCGTCCATAAGGTAGACGGGAAAGTTCGGCTCGACGCTACCGACAGCTATACGGGAATCTTGTATAGCCCTGGGATGGTAGAACAGCCGGAAGACTTCCAGCCGTTTCTGATTCCGTCTCGAACGCTCCGTATGCTTCATAAGCTCGCCGGAAAGCGTAAAGTCTCAGGAACCCGACGACCTGGACGGGCTAATCTAAGAGCTTCTACGGTAATCGACGAGGTACACATTTTCGATAAATACGCTACTATCCCGACGTTAGGCGTTAAGGTAGATTACGAAACCGAGGAAAATCCGGAGCGGTTTCCGGACCTGGATAAAGTCCTATCGAATGTTCAGCGTTCTAAACTGAATGAGCCGGTTAACGTGAACCATAAGCTTCTATCGAAAGCGACCGGATTTATAGCGTCTGTCGATAGCACGTCCGGCGAAGTCGAAATAGAACTTACCGGAAAGCTGAATCCTGTAGAAGTCCGAGGCTCCAGGTCTAAAGCCCGAGCCGTAGTTATGCCGCTTCGAGCTTGACTCTGATAAGCGAGAGCGGTAAAATAGAGTAGTAATAAGGAGACCAACGTATGTCAGAAAACACTAACCAGAACCAGGCTCCGGCCGCCGATAAGACGGACGACAAGCCGAAGAAAGAAGCTCCTCAGTCTAAAATGACGAAGAGCGACCTAGCGGCTTATGAGAAAGCTATCCGGACTCAGAAGACCGGAGCGATGGATCCTATCGAATATAAACAGTTCCAGGTCCAGGCTAACGACATTATCCAGTCCGGAGCCGCTCCTAAGAGCTTCGAGAATCCGCTACAGATTTTAATGGCGTTCCAGGTCGGTAAAGAAATGGGAATGAAGCCTATCGAATCGCTTCACTCTCTCTATATCGTAAACGGGGCTATTAACGTCTGGGGTAAGGCTGTTATCCGCCGAGTCCGAGAGCATGGCTGGAGTATCAAGTATAAGGACGAGGACGGAAAGACCTCCTGTACGGCTGTTCTGACGAAGAAGAATAAAGCCGGCGAGGTTATCGAGGAAATCGAAGAGACCTATACGTTCGAGGAAGCCCAGGCTTCCGGCTATACGACCGATAACTACGGTAAGCTTAAGGTCGGCTGGAAAGAGGGTATTAACCGCCGGCTGAAACTACGCTACGGCGTTCTAAGCCTGGCTATTAAGTCCTACATTCCAGAAGTCCTCGGCTCCGCCGTCGGAATCGCTGAGGTCGAAATGGATTACGTTCCTGAGACTAAGACGGATCATGGAGCTAACATTAACGCCGCCCTCGAAGCTAAGAAGAAGAACGGCGAGAAAGTCGTCGATACTCGAGCCCGAGAAAAAGCGGTAGAGGGAGAAATCGTAGACCATGCCGACGACGTACAGAACTCATAAGGGTAAGATTTCGATTCGATACTCCGAGCTGAATAACTGTACGGCGAAAGGTATCCAGGCGGTCTTAGAGCGGAGATTCGGTATCCGAAAACCGTTCCGCTCTGAGGCTCTGGACTTCGGAGCCGAGCGACATAGGGTCTGGGAGGAGCAAGTCCGCCGGACCGGTCGGACGCCCGAAGAGTTCCATCATCTACTCGATATTCCCGTTACCTATTGCGAGGAACAGTTCGCCGCCGAGGTCTTCCCTGGCGTCGTCCTGAACTTCACGCCGGACGAGGTATCGGTTCCGGAGAAAGCCGTTATCGATACGAAGACGTCCATCCAGGCTAAGGGAGCGATGGGTTATTTTAAGAGCCCCCAGCTTAAGATTTACGCCTACGCCCTGGGTATCCTGGGGATTCAGATAGACTGGGAAATCTACCTCGCCGAAATATGGAACGAGGATCATACGGAAATCCTGGACTATAACATGGTTAAAAGACCGATAACGCTCATCGAGAAAGCCGAAGCCCGACGCTGGATTACTGAGCGAGCCGAGAGGCTGATAGTCGGTATCGAATACTATAAAAACGAGCTCGGGCTGGAAGAGGTATCGAATGAATAAGCCCTATGAAACGGACGAGCATAAAGCCATCCATAAGCACCTCGAACAAGCGAGCCGATATATCCAGGAAACGCTTAAGGACGAAAACGATAACGATAAGTTCGCCAGGCTGTCGCCGGACGTGCTTAGCCTAGTCCTGTTCGAGCTGACGGCTCTCTATGAGTCTTTCAGTAAATGGCTCGCTAACGAAAAGCTCCATCTCGCCGACCTTAAGGCTTTCTACGATATAAGCTTCTCGACCGCCTACCTGAACCATAAGAAGCAAGGCGAGACGAACGAGACCGCTCGGATGAAAGCTAAGATAGCCTGTAGCCAGTACGTCGACGAGATTAACGAATACCGCCATCTATTCGACTCGGTCGAAGCGGTTAAGAAGACCATAGGCCGCTACCATGATTCCGTCAGATCCCAGCTCAGCTATGAAAAGCAACAGGAAGCGATGGGTCGGGGAGTCCGATAAAATAGGCTTGACATAAAATAAGCGAAAGCGGTAGAATTAGAGAGTAAACTTAAACGCTAAGGAGACCAGCGTATGAATATAAACCCTACAATACCAGCCGAAGTCGAGAAAGAGCTCGAGTCTACAGTCCTCGAAGTTACGAAGTCGGCCGCTCATCTGGTTATTAAGACCGACGAAGAACAGGCTCAGGCTAACGAGCTCCTATCGTCCATTAAGAAGAACCAGAAGCGGATTAACGAGGAGGAGGAGAAAATTAAGCGTCCTCTCCTGGAAGCTACGACGGCCGCTCGGAACCTATTTAAGCCATTCCGAGAGCGACTGACGGCTCAGGAAACCGTCATTAAGAACGCTCTTATCTCTTACCACCGTAAGAAGCAAGCCGAAGCCCAGAAGCGACAGGAAAAGATAGTCGCTCGGGTCGGCGAGGGTAAGGGCAAGCTTAAGGAATCGACGGCGATCCGCCAGCTTTCCGAGGTCGACCAGCCTAAGACGAACATGGAGACCTCCGCCGGAGCGGTAAATATAAAGATGGTTAAACAGCTCGAAATCGTCGACGAGACTAAGCTTCCTCGGAAGTACCTCGTCCCCGATATGGCCGCTATCCGAGCTGACGCCTATAAAATCTATGACCTCCAGAAGTCCGGAATGACTGTCGAACAGATTCCAGGCGTAAAGGTCAGCGAGACGGAAAGCGTAGCGGCGAGATGAGTTACGGGGAGAGCCTGGTTTACAGTATCCAGAACTACGGAGAAGTTATTCTCTGGCTCTCCCTTATCGCCTGGGGCTTACTGATGATAGGGGTTGCGAGCCTTATCATCGCCTGGGCTGTTATCGGAAACGTAATAATCTACTTATGGAGTAGGAGGAAAATATGGGAAGAGATTCGAGAGGTCGTTTCGTTAAAGGAGACCCCGAAGCCCGAGAGCTCGGCTCTAAAGGCGGAAAAATCGGCGGAGTATTTACCGGAGGGAACTTCTTTAACGACCGAGAGCGAGCCGCTAAAGCCGGACGTAAAGGCGGAAAGAAGTCTCGACGGGGTTCTACCCGTCGGGAGATGATCCGCCAGGACGATAAAATAAGCCTGGAAAACTATCCGCTCGATTACGAGGAGCTTCCAGGTACGCCTAAAAAGCGGAGGAGGAAGTAATGGCTGATTTCGATAAAGAGCTCTACTGGGCTAACCGGAAAGCCGGCAAGCGAGGACAGGGAGAGAATAGGATGGTCTATCGAGTCCTGTCTCCCGAAGAATACGCCGCCGAAAAGTTCCGAAAGAAAGTCATAGCCGACTATCCCGACAGCTACGAGTCGGTTCTGAAAGAGGCCGCCGACGACATTCGGGCTCGAGCGAACCAGCTCCACCGGAAAGACCTCCGGAAAGAAAACCTGTATAAAGCCGCTGATATTGTCGAGGGTAAGAATGAAAGTAATTAGCCGGACCACTCCCCTAAACTACTTCGAGCTTAAGTTCCCGATATGGAACGGCGGAAAACGGGTCGTCGGATTAAACCAGACGAGAATCGGTTTTCATAATAAAATAAAGATAACCTATAAAAGAAAGGACGGGACAGAATCATTTCCAGACGACTACTACATATCGGGAGAGAAAGCTAGGTCGTTTCCTACCCAGGTTCTAAAGGGAGGAGTTACCGTCCACCTGATACCGCTTTCTGAACTCGAGATTCTAGCCTATGAATAAAGCGTATGAGCGACGAACTAACTCCCGAGAGACTAGCGATCCTGAAAGCCCGTTCTTGCGACGGGAAGCACCGTTACGAAACTCGGGAGCTCGCTCAGGCGGCGGCGAAACGTTACCGGAAGAGATGGGGCTCGAAGATGTCAGTCTACGAGTGCCGTCTCTTCTGTTTAGGTTTCCATTTCGGACATGATAGGAAAAAACAGCTCCAGAGGAAATATGAAGCCCTGTCGATATTGCGGTTCTACTTCGCATTATGCTACGTTCTGCTTCCAGCGACCGAAGAAGAAGCTCGAGAGCCGGAAGCCTCTCCAGGTCCGGAAGCCGCTCCGACGCTCGTCGAAGCCTATTCGCCAGGCTGGGAAGACGACCTCACGCTGGATAGCTTTTCGGAGTCAGTATCTTAAGGATCATCCGCCGGCTATTCATGGAGGTTATGACTTTTGCGGAATCTGTCGGGGTCGCTGGGGTCGGGGCTGGGTACATGAGAGCGTCGTAACGCTCGACCATATCGTATCTCGGGGACGTGATAAGAGCCGTATTTATGATCCTACGAACATTCAGAAAGCCCACCCTATCTGTAATGACGAGAAAGGCTCTATGTCGATGGAAGAATACGAGGAACGGGTCGCTCCTAAAAATGACGAAATCTATAGAAAAAGTCTTGACAGCCGATAAGCGAAAGCGGTAAGATACAAGCATAACAATTAAAAACGCTAGGAGACCAGCGAAAATGAAAACATCAACATTAAACCGACCTACTAACTTTCAGGCTTTCCGCCGCCGAGGAGTCGTTCCTGGACAGTACGATAAAGCTTACGGATGGTACGAACAGCACCCGTTCTTTTATCTTAACGTCGCTAAGCGGACGATTATAGCTATGATCCTCGTCCCTCTCTTTCTCTGGGGTATTGGAGAATCTATCGACTGGCAAATCGACGAGGGAAACCGCCGGAGCTGTGATATGGCTTACCATAACGAAGCTATCAGCCATCCCCTAGTCCAGAAGTGCTTAAAATACTACTCGACCGGAGATGTAACATATATGAGGGATTTACGCTAGTCTTGACTGGCGAATCCAGACCCATATAATAGTCCTTACGTTAATAAGAGGGTAGTCTATTAAACGCTCAATTTTAACGCTGTTACTTGGTCTCTTCCTGATACTTTCCCCGACCGTAACAGCTCACATCGAAACCGTAGAAGCTAAAGCCTTACAACAGAGAATCGCTTACGAGCGAGAGTTAAAAGTAGCCGAAGAGAAGCGGCTCGCTGAGGAGGCTAAGAAAGCCGAAGAGCTTCGCCTGGCTGAGGAAGCCCGAAAAGCGGAGGAGGCTCGCATAGCCGAAGAAGCACGTCTAGCCGAGGAAGCTAGGCTTGCTGAGGCCGCCAGAATCGCCGAAGAAGCTCGACAGGCTGAAATAGCCGCCGAGCGAGCTAGAGCGTCTCAGAGGGTCGCTACGCCGGCTCCTAGAGCCGTTTCCTACGGCGGTTCTCATCAGGACTGGTTATCAGCCGCCGGAATCCCTAGCGGAGTCTGGGGCTGTGCCGACGCTCTGATAATGAGAGAGTCCGGCTGGAGGGTTAACGCTACTAATCCGAGTTCCGGAGCTTATGGTATCCCTCAGGCTCTCCCAGGCTCTAAAATGGCGTCTCATGGTAGCGACTGGCAATCGAACCCAGTTACTCAGCTTCGCTGGATGAACGACTACGTTAATAACCGCTACGGCGGATGGTGTCAGGCTGACAGCTTCCAGAGGGCTAATAACTGGTATTAAGCGGCGTCAGGCGGTAAGTCAGGATCAGGAACAGGCTCCAGCTTGAAAGCTCGAGCGTAAGCTTCCAGACATTCCTTACCGATTTCCCGAGTCATACGACCGGCGTCGATAGCTTGATTTATTCCATGCTCGATAGTTAGCTGTTCCGGACCGGCGACGGGCTTAACAGCTCTAAGATGGCGAGGCTTGTTTCGATAACCGTTATCTTTTTCCATACGATTAAATTATAGCAAAAGAAAAGAGCCCTCCAGGGGCTCTATTTCGTTTAGCGTAAGTTTTAAGAACGGCGAGGCTTCGTAAAGGCTCCGACGATCCATAATAGGACGACGGCTCCTAAGAACGCCGTAAGTAGCGTCCCGAGGTCGAATACGTCTCGGTCCTGGCTGACTCCGAAGAGAGACAGAAGAAAGCCTCCGATAAAGGCTCCGATTATACCGACGATTATATTTCCGACGATTCCGAGCTGAGCGTCCTTACCTGTTACCAGGGAGGCGAGCCAGCCGGCGATACCGCCGATAACGATCCAGGCGAGTAATTCCATATAGAACTCCTTATGTTACAGAACTATTATAGCCTAGATTTTAACTAAGCCTGTAGCGTCGTTCGGGGCTTCGTGAATGAATCGGTCGAGACCCTTAACGGCCGCTCCGATAATCAGAGCGATAATCGGCTGAGTCCAGGCGTAATCGCCATTCCATGCCGTATCTAGGAACGGGAGTATCTGTTCTAAGACGAGGGTTAAAACGTAACCTAAGCCGGAAGCGAGGACGACCAGAACGGAGTCCTTAAAGCCGGTAGACTTAGCTTTAGCAGTCGTAACCTGTTTAACTTTTGTAGCCATTACTTCTTATCCTTTCTACTTATATATTCTATCAGCTTAGCGATAGCTTTAGTAAGGGGCTCGACCATCGACTGTAGGAAAGCGAGAGCCTCCTTTAGTAACCCGAGGTCGGGGTCTGGATGAGTAGATTCTCGGTCGACCGATAAATCGTCCTGGTTAATACCATTAGCGTTAGCCCAGCGTCCAGCTTCGGTCTCCAGGAAGCTATACTCCGTAAGGATATAGGTTTTCCCGAGAATGATAGTCTGAGCTGAGACGTCCTTAATCTCGTCGCCTCGACGGAACCAGATTTCCTTACCGTCTTTATCCAGGACCGGCTTACCATTCTCCAGGTCGATAAGAAGCGTATCCCTAATAACCCACATGGAGCGGTTAGGGATGTCGATTATCGAATCGACCCAGTCGGGAGTCTCTGGCTGAGGCTCAGGGATAGGCTCAGGCTGAGGGACTGGCGTAGGATCAGGAACCGGAGTCGGGGTCGGGATGTTAACCGGCTTGACTTGCATATCGACCTCATTAAAGCCCCAGGGATGGTCGGGACGAAAGTCCGGAGCGTTTACGTCCCTATCGGACAGCGAGAACTTCGTCATAAGGTAAGTCGAGCCGTTCGGATGTTTAGCTGAACCGACTATTTCGATAGGGTCGCCCTCGTTATACTGCTTAACTCCCTTAAGATCCCATTTATGGCCGCTGGACAAGTCCCAGAGCCAGGTCGGGGTCTTCTTAACGAGGTACATTTTAGGCTCTTTAAGCCTAGAGTATTTAATAGCAACGGGAACAGGAGCCGGAGCTGGAGCCGTCCAGGGAGTAGTCTTAACCTCATCCTCGAGAATACCGTTCGGAGCGTTAGTATCGGTCGAGCTCTGGGTAAACAGATAACGCTTTCCGCCTACGTCGACGTATGAGCGGATAGTAAAGTCCTGGTTAATACCGAACCGTCGGGAGTCGACCGGATTCGGGAGGCTGTTCATATTGTAGAGATAGAGCCCGTCCTTATGGGAGTAGACCTTATAAGGAGCGACTGTCTTCCGGTTCTTAAGCCAGTCCGGACGGTTGTCGACGTTATTATAATGGTTAATTATCTCGGTAGCTCGGTTCCAGATTTCCTCGACGGGTAAATCAGCCGGACAGACTGTACCAGTTCGGGATACTTGTCGATGGCGGATAGCATGGTTAACGAGACCGTTATCCCTCATCCAGGCGACGACCCGAGCGGCGTTCTCGATAACCTGGTTATTACGATAACCGTTTCTCCAGTCTCCATGATGTTCAGCCGTAATAGCTCGGAGATTCGATTCCCAGTTAGAGTCAGTCCAGGCGGTATTATTAAAATCTACCATCTGCCAGGCGGCGACGTCCGTCCGGTCAGTTATAACTAGATGAGCTGATCCTCCTCGACTAGGATTCTGGAATACTAGGACGGCTGATTCAGCCGAACCGACGACATGATGGAAAGTCTCCTGACCGTTACGGCCGCCTCCAGGTCGTCCGACTGTAAAGTTATTCGGATGAGCCGGTCTCCAGACGATGTTAGGTTTCGGAACTTTTCCCATAATCTTGGTCTCCTTAGCGTATTAGCATAAGGTCATTATAACACGCATATATTAACAAGCGGTAAGCATAGAAGAGGGTCGTCCTCTGGCGGTCGACCCTCGGGCTCCGGCTCGCTGGGTTGGCTCTGGGAGCTTGTCGGCTGAGGCTCCGGTTCTGTCGGGATAGGCTCGTTCGGGTCTGGACGGGTTTCGGGAGTATGGCTCTGACGAGTATCCGTAGAGTTTAGAGTCCCTGGAGGGGCTGACGAGTCCTCCGAGTTTTCTCGGACGGTCGGGGCTCTGAAATTAGGGTCTTCTTCCGGCGGCTCGTAAGGCTCATCAGGACGGACGACTCTAAAATCCTCTGTCTGGTAGACTATTTTAACGCTACGATCCAGAGGGAACTCGAACTCGGTCGTTACCCTAACATGATAAACGCCTGGGTCGGTCGACTCCGGAATCTGTAGTTCTATGATGTATTCGTTATAGCCGGTCGGAGCATTGGAGAGCTGAGCCGATAGAGGAAAGTTAGCACCGTTAACCAGGTTTCGGACGATGGTCGCTGTATGGTCGGTATGGCGATACTGAGCGACCTTATATTTAAGATAGCCCCCTGCTGGGACTTCTTTAGTAATGACTGGAACTTTACCGTTCTCGTTCAGGTTCCGAATCTCCACCGTCTTAAACGGATAGAGGAGAGCCCAGAGAATATAACCGCCGATAACGAATACCGTCAGGACAGTAACGGCGTCGATAATACGAATCTGCTTCGTTAACTTATGCACCTTTCTAACTGTCGGAGGAGCGGTTTCTGGACTCTTCCAGCGACTCCGTAAGCTCTGAAGCTTTTCTCGTATTAGTCGAAATATGTTCATCTATCTTTTTCCTAGTTGCCCTGGTTTCCTTTAATGTCTGGACGGCGATAGAGTTCCCTTTTTTAAGTTCCGTCTTAATAGCCTTATGGCTCCGCCATTGACTCAATAATAACAGGAAAAGCATAATCAGGACTAGGTAAAAAAAGTCCATTATTCGCCCCTCCTATGCCGAGCGTTAGCGACGTCGGTCGACTGCTTAATCTCAGAGAGCACCTGGTTATTATTCGTGATAACTTCTATCATCCTATCTCTGTCCTCTTCGGCTTGTTTACGGAGAGCTTCCTCCCTAAGCCGATCCTGCTCGAGATGGGCTCGATAGGCTTTATCGTCGTTCCATTTTATGAAGAATAGAGCGGCTATGACTAGTCCGGCGAGTCCATACTGACCGAATTGTTTTAGGATTTCCTCCATACCGACTATACTCCTTTATTACGATGGTCTCTGTATGATTTCCCCCTAATTCTAACGTTTTTCCGCCGATTTTTCATACTTTTTAAGGTTTTCCCCTGTAAAGTGTTTCCGCAAAATATACAGACCTGACGCTCGGCGTCCGGCGAATATAGTCCGCAATCCTGGCAATTACCGCACCTCGGACAAATGGCGAGAGGCGTCGGGAAATCGAAGAAACAGAACTCGCATTTCGACTTAGCTTTCTGATGAGGCTTAGGATCATGGATAACGATTTCTGGGTCTTCGATGAGACCGGCGTCGACTCCTTTAGAGAGCTTCCTCCGGACTAGGCGTTCCCGTTGCTTAGGCTTAAGCTCCTGGAACTTGCGATGGATACGAGCCTTTCCGACCTTACGAATCGGTCGGCTATGACGATAAGGAATCCGGAACAGAGGAACCGTAGTCTCGACAGGCTCCGCCTCTTCCTGAGGCTTTTCGGGCTCTACTGGCGGCTTACGCCGGTCGTCGTGTACGTTAGGTCTATCTTCCATAAGTTGAAATCTCCGAAATCATTAACTCCATAAAAATACTCTCGAGGGAATGTAACTTCGACCCAGTTATCCTCGTCAGCTCCAGCCTGAATGAACGGCGATAAATCGAGAGCTATCTCTATCATAGCGTTAGCGTCGGCTGTCCAGTTCTTCGTAATACGCCGGACGTATGTCGGATCAGCGTCGAGAATCGGTACTTCGTTCGCTATACCGACTGACTCTATAATACGCTGACCGGATGGAATCGAGCCGTCGAACGTGAATACGATATGGGTAAACAGACCCTTATTCTCGAGGAGGTCTTCCGGAGGAGTCAGCCGGAAGTAGAACCGATAATTACAGACGGCGGCGTGAGCGTCGGTTATGGCCGCTACTTTTAGGGCTCTCGGGTAATCTTCGACGAGTGATTTAGTTCCCATAGCTATATCCTTACATCATGGAGGTTAAGTTCTGTCGGGAAAAGCCGGTAATCCGAGGTCATCTGAAAGCCGACATAGTTAGCGTCTCCCCAGTAAACGGTAACGTAAGTAACTCCGGCGTATCCGGCGTCGCTGGGCTGGGGAAGAAGCGTATCGTCGAACTCGTAGAACTGGGTCGTCCCGTAAGCCTGGAGCCCTCCCTGGACGTTCTGGGCTTTAATCTCGTCGACGGTCAGTACGCCGTCGACCGATACGGCGACCCAGAAAGGCTGTTTCTCGCCCTCGGAATGGTCGCAAAAAGCCGTCGGACCGGCGTCTTTATAGAATTGCTTCGTTCCATCGTCTTTAAGGACGAGGAGCCGGTTACGAACGGCGAAAGGGTCGTTCTCGATAGCCCAGGTCGTCCGGTCGACGCCGACGAGCACCGGACAGCCTCCGCCGCCCTTTCCTCCGCAATAGAGGCGATATTCGTAGTCGGACTTAATAATCGGCTTAGGAAAGCCTCCAGGTACTCTGTCGCCAGCCATTAGATAGTCCCCCGAATCAGAGCGGCCGCTTCTATCTTGAACTTCCATAAATGATAGCCGTTCGTAATCTGAAAATTAGCGTCGACCGGAGCCGACGGAACTCGGTTAAACATGAACATTAAGACGAATCCATACGTCCGGAACCAGGCTTCCTCGAGATAGGGGAATGAGTCGTCGCCCTGGTTAGGTATCAGCGGCATTAAGTCGAGTCGCTTAATATCGATGGTTCCTCCAGGACCGGCGGAGAATGGCTCGCTTCGTCCGGTTAGCTTCCTATGATCCTCCATAATCTGACCCTCGTCCTGGAAATACTGAGGGTCGGCTGAGCCGAGAGGCGTATAGTCGAACAGTCCTCGACCGATATAAAGCTCTATCGGGCTAGGCTCGTCGGTTCCTATATCGAGCTTAAAGGTAAGATAAGCCTGGGTTATCGGACCGAACGACGGTCTCAGAAGCCGGACGGGATTCTGCTCGAGCCCAGAATTAAACGTCCGAATCAGCGAAGCCAGGTCTCCCTGTCCGTTGCTATTCGAGACGTCATAATCAGAATAGGCGTTCCGGTTATATCCGAATGGTAGAGCGTCGAATGGGACGGCTTCTCCTCGGGACGCTAGGTCTCTCTGTCCCATAATTAAGCTCCTAACCTATTCTTATAGCTAGTATTCGGCTTTTGCCGTAATTATCTGAGTAAACGCTTAAAGTATAGGCTCCACCTGGTTGAATCTCTAGGCGAATAATGTTATTAACTGACGCTGTAGTAACAATATGAGCAATAAGGGTATCGGTCTGTAAGTCTCCGGCTGGACCAGCTAAGTTACCTATTCTGTCTCCATCGGCGACTACGGCGGCTGTTGTCTGGTTATAAAGCCTAACAACGCCGAACTCAGAGCTTCCCGAGTTAGCAATACGAGCATTAGCGAAAATTAGCCATGTACCAGCAACAGGTAGAGTTACCTTTAGTCCGCTGTCTTGCCATGTGTTAGAAGCGGCTGTTACGAAAGTAGCCGGTAGTAAAGCGGTCGCTGTCTCGAGATTTAACTTACCGCTTCCGACTATATTAGCGGCAATATGACGAGCTATAATAGCATTATCAGCGATACCCGTACCGTCGTTAAATGAGGCGTCATTATCGCCTAAGATGTTCCATTTCGCCGTAGTTGGTACTTCGCCGGCGGTAACGCTCCAGGGAGTATACATTACTTAATCCTCCTAGCCTCGAAAGACTCGATTTTCTTTCCTTTAGTTGTATTTCTTACATTAGGCTTATAGTCCATATCCGACATATACTGTTTAGTCTTTACCACATCCTCTCGGGTTAGGCTAGTCAGAATATGCTCTTTCGGAATGATTTTTAGTTCCGGCTCGCTCCACCTGGTATCGTTCAGACAGCGGATTTTCTCGGGGACGTTAGGCTTAGGAAACTCTCGATCCAGAATAATATCGTAGTCCTCCGAGGGAACGCTCTTATCTTTCTTAAGCTTGGTTAAACGCTTCGAGCGGTCTTTCTCCCAGGTTGATATAGCCGGAGCATACTCCGGATTATCGAGGATATTTCCGCACTCGTAACCCATAACCTCGTCAGTTCGGGCTCGATACGCCAGGAGCTCCGGTCCGACGGCGACGGTAAACTTACCCTCAGGATGGACGTAGTTCCGGAAAAAGTGATTAGCGTCGAACTGCTTATGTTTCAGCTCGAGGGCTAAAAGAACGCCACATTTAGAACAGTAAATCTCCGAAATCTCTTCGGAGACCTCTTCATAGAAAGTCATAAGTTCGGGGAGCTCTTCTCGCTGTACCTCTCTAAGCTTACGGACTTCTTCCTGGGTTCTGATACGTTGGAGGCGTTCCTGGATGGCCGCTACGTCCATAGTAGCGAGCTGTCGAAGCTCGTTAGTCGAGAAGTATTCCGATAGGGTAATCTGTTCGGACGCCGTCAGCTTAGAGAGCTTGTCTTTTCCCAGGAATTGTTCTAATCGTGTATCTTTAGCCATATATGGAGTCCTTTTCCTATGATTATATAGTAATTATGTTTAAGCCGGAATAGCGTCCGGACCGCCTATCGCTGAGGTTCCGATAGTGAAGTAGCTCCTCAGAATCCGCTCGTCGACTGTTAGGGCTTGTTCCATGAGAGCCCCAGGGCTCATCTGGAGGACTGATCCGGTAATGAAAACGGTCTTCGATTCGCTCGTATCGGCTATCTCGAGGGTCAGAGGATCGCCGAACTGTAGAGCTGGATTAGCGAATGGCTTAATAGAGAATTGCTGTCGAGGGTCTGAATACTCGTCGACTAGATTAGTCGCCAGGGCTAGAGCCGTCGATTCGTCCTGGATATAGTCGTTAACTATCTCGATAACGACCCCGTTATTATCAGGATTAACGCCGTACTCGTCGATAGAGGTCTGGTCGTAGTATTCCTCGTCGATTTCGGTCAGAACCTTAGCCGGCGTTCCGTAAATCTGGAGCTGGGTTATGAATATGACGTCGGAAGTCGAGCTGTTCGTAAACTCGATAAAAGCCGTATCTCCGACCAGGTCGAAGTCGGTAACGGTAATATAGCCCTCCATCGTATCGCCCGTCCCCTGAGCGTTGTCGTTCGTAGCGTAGAAGCTTTTATTTACGTCCGTCCGGTCGTCGATATAAACCGGCGTAATGGCGGTCGTAACCGGAAGAGCCCCGTAATCGTCCGAGAAATCGATAGGAATCCGCCGGACTTGTCCAGGGTTAATCTCGAAAGCTGAGCTGTTCTGCCATATCTTCTGTTCGGCGGCGACATAGCGAGGGAGGGCTTTAACCCTTACATGGTTAATAATCGGCGTCGTCTTAAACTGGATGTCCTGGAGGTTGTCATAGTTAAAGGTAGCGACCGGCGTCGAGTTCAGGTTCAGATGGAGACGGTTCCAGTATTTAAGCTTCCCTGTCTCGTCAGCGAAAAAGATTCCCTGTTCAGCCTCGCAAGCCTTACGGATGATAGCCCCGATACTAAGCCCGTTCGGGTTAAGAAAACCTATCTGTCGCTGGAGGGAGTCCTCTATCTCGAACTGGGACGCCGAGAAGCCAGCCTCATTAACGAGGAGGTCTTCTAAAATATCATGCCAGTATTGACTGACATAAAGAGCATGACCCCGAATAACGATATTATCGAGGTAATCGATGGCGTCGTAAGCATGGATTTTAGTATTCCGACCGACGAGCGTCTGGCTGGGATCATCGCCGTATCCGACGAACTGAGTAACCGTCTCGCCGTCGAAACCGGCGTTAATCTTAATAGGACGCTTCGGCTTGATGTAATCGCCGATAGTAGCGTCGAAGCCAGGGAGGAACCGTTTAGACGTGTTATCGAGCTCTACGTCAGCCTGAGCCATAAATAAACCGTAAGGGAGAACGCCGAGGTCTCGGGATACTCCCATACTGTTAATATATTCCGTCTCGTCGACGTAATCGTACTTATCGAAGAACGTAGGATCAGAGCCGGCTCCCTTAATGAAATCGGTTCCGCCGATAGCACTCGAGCCGATAGTAAAGAAGTTCGCCGTATCGTTATAGGTCTTAAGCCAGGAGACTAGGAGACCATGAGAGACGTCGTTTACTGGGGCTGAGGCCGCCGAGGTAAATCCAGCCGATACCGTCTGCATATTACGCCTCCCTTAGCCTTACGGCTAGGCTCTCTCGGTTGTAGTCTCCGCCCTTAAGATAAGCTCCCTCGGTCGTAATGGTCGGAAGATAGGTATCCGACGCCTGGAAAGCTACTCGGTTAGATTCAGGATTAGCATAAGTAACAGAGTCCCCGTCCTCGAATAGAGCCAGGAGGGAGGTATATTCCGCCGGCGTTAGGACGCTGAACGTCAGCTCGGCGACTTTCTTCTTATTCCGCCGGTTCCGTTGCATAGCTCCAGAGAGGCTGACGTTATCAGTCTCGATTTTCTCGTAATACTCATTCAGAGCCGAGGGTTCTACTGGTATATCTAAGCCGTTAATCTGTATCATATTAGCCTCTTACCATTTCTATATTAGTCGTATCCTGGGCTTTCATCGCTTGCTGAGCGAGCTTAGCTATCTCGACGGCGTAGCGACGGAGCTCGGTATCCGTACCGAGGAACGTTCCGACGTGAAGATGTATTTCAGGAGCCGGAGCGGAAGCCTGGACCGGCGTCCTGGGCTCTTCCACCGGAGTAACCGTCCGGCTGATAGGAGCTCGGGATAATGATCCTACTTCGACCTGGCCGCCTGGAACCTGTTTAATCGAGCTCGGAAGATGGTTCAGGTCTCGGACGGCTCCCTGCATATCTTTAGTCGTCTGTTCAGCCTGGGCTGAGATAGCCATAAAAGCTTTTTCGACGTAGCTCGGGGAATGGATTCCCAGACCGTCCTTAATACCCTGCCAGAACCGGCCGCCGATATTCTTAGCCTTATTCCATAGCTCGCCGGCAAGTCCGGAGATAGCGTCGTAAATCTTCCCAGGAAGCCCTCGGAACCAGCTTACGACGTCCCCGACCATATCGCCGACTACTCTCGGGATAGTATGGCGGAGGTCGTTAAATATACCGACGGCTCGGTTCCACATATTCGAGACCCAGTGAGCGACTCGTCCAGGTAGAGCTGAGAACCAGTCCGTAACGTTATTTATCAGCCGACCGGCTAAATCGACGGCGGAGTGCCACATTCTGACGAACCAGCCGGAAACGGCGTCCCAGGTCCGGCTGAGCCAGTCTCCTATCCGCCCTGGGAGCTTGGAGAACCAGTCAATTACTCCGCCTATGAAGTTCGGGAGGTCTTCGATTAGGAAGCGGATAAAGCGTCCTATCAGCCAGCCGAGAGCATAGGCTACATTCTCCGGAAGTTGCTTAAACCAGTTAATAGCTCCGGTAATGAAGTTCGATATTCCGGTCGTTATATTCGTCCAGGTAGTAGAAAGCCAGGTAGCGACGTTCGATATGGCGGTCGTAATGGAGGTCTTAATCCCCTCCCAGACTGTACCCATCCACGCCCAGACTTCGGTCGCTTTCTGCTTAACCCAGTCCCAGTTCTTCCATAGGAGGACGCCGATAGCGATTACGGCGGCGATAGCGGCGATAATCGCCAGGACGGGGAGGGAAATAGCACCGATAGCGGCTCCTACGGCGATAGCGGCTCCCTTTATCAGGACGAACGCCTTAGATAGGTATCCCCAGGCTTTTATCAGGTTTCCGACGATGGATAGTACCGGACCGAGAGCGATTAGAGCGGCTGAAATCTTGATGATGGCTCCCTGGGTCTCTGGGCTGAGCTGATTAAAGCGATCCAGCATTTTATTAAGCTCTTCCATGAACTTATTAGCCTGAGGGAGTAATTTCTCGCCGATAGAACGAGCCGTCTCCTGGAACTTGTCCTGGAGGTTGGAGAACTTACCGGCGGTCGTCTCGCTCTGTTTCTGCATAAGGTTATGGAACTTTCCGCCCTCTTCTGAGGCGGAGAATATGGCTTTCTCGACTTCGGCGAATGACGGAGCGGCTCCGTCTTCCATCGCTTGCTTAATGTCAGCGGCCGAGACTCCAGCCTGTTTAGCCAGCAATTCCAGGAGAGGGACTCCAGCCTCGGTAAACTGACGGAGCTCGGCTCCGGTAAGCTTTCCGGCCGCCCGTACCTGACCGAGAGCCAGGATAAGCTGAGGGAGTTTATCCTTACCGACACCGGCGGAGATGTTTCCTAGAGCGTTTAAGGTCGGGAGAATCTTCTCGGCTTCGATGTTATAGGCGAGTAGTCGCTTCGCTCCCTCGACCAGTTCCGTAACGTTAAACGGCGTCTTAGCGGCGAACGACTTAATATCAGTAAGAAGCTTGTTAGCTTTGTCAGCCGATCCTAACATCGTCTCGAACGCTATCCGCCACTGTTCCATATCGGCGGCACTTTTAACAGCGTAGCCTCCAGCGGCTAACAGAGGTAGTCCTACATGAGTCGTTATTTTACGACCTACGGTACTAAAAGTATCGCCGACACTAATTAGGGTCTCGCCGGCTTTATCGAACTCCTTTTTCATGGTCTGGGCTGACGACTTGAAAGCGTCCCCAGCCTTTTCGACTTCGGACTTTACTTTCCTTAGGGTAGCGGTCGCTTGGTCTCTCGCCCTAACGACTACCGATAGCTCCTGTTCGTTTCCCATAACCGGCGTTCTGCCTTTCGTACATTAAATCTGTCTCTATAATAGCAAAAACGTAAGCTCTAACCCATCTCGGATTATTCTCGAACTCCTGATAGCTCCAGCCGGTCTTAACCATGATTAAAGCGGCGTACATCTCGAAAGGGAGGGAGAGTCGTCGACCCTTACCCTCCCTAAGCTTCCGGTATTCATTAACGGCGAGAGCTACTTTTTTTTTGTATCTTCCTCGTCGTCGTCGCCGGTCAGCTCTTCGATTTTAGCCTTTAGGAAACGGAAGTCCTTAGATGGCAAGTTATGAAGCGTCGGGAGAATGTTCTCCTTAGAGCCGTCGACAGATACGACCATAAGCTCCAGGGTCTTATCTTCCTGGACGTCGCCTCGGGTCGCCTGAACGTCTGAGCTCTCGGCTTCCTTACCCTTATACTTGAACGTTACATCGCCTAAGAATGAGTTCTTAATCGTCCGCTCTTCGGCGGCCGTAAGATACTCGTTTAGAACGACTTTCTTCCCAGTTTTAGGGAGCTTGATTTCTACTGTTGCTCGATCCATTACGTTGGTCTCCTTAATTTACCAGCTCATTATACCACTTATCCTAAGCGGTAGGATAGACGGTAGCGAGGTTCCTCAGAACGGCGGTCAGCCAGTCGCCAGAACCGACGTCTCGAACTACTCGGAACGTTACGGTCTGCATGATGAGGTCGCCCTCGTCGTATCCTGGTTCCCAGTCTTCGACATAGACCGGAGCCTCTAGGCGGAGGCGAGGATTAGAGCTCGTACCGATAGTAACGTCGGTATTAGTAATATCGACTCGGAGATTCAGCTTCGTATTATTTCGGCGGTAGTCTCGGAACGTCGTAGCGTTGTAGTAGAGCTCCATTTCGATAGTCGCTTCATTACGACCGATTCGAGGAGTAACGTTCTTATTACCGAGGGTTTCCTTACGGATAGGGTTCTTACCGATATTAACGGTAATCGAACGGACGTCAGCCAGGGCTGAGGCGGCGTCTAGGTCGCCTCCGTCAGCTACGAGCTTAGTCGTAACATGACTCGGAACGAACTCGTTCTCTTCGGTATATGCCGGAGTATTCGTAGCGGTTGCCGGTAGCTGAGACAGGAAGTCGACGCTCGTCCGGACGTAATCATCGACAGCGATTTCTATAGAACCGCCTGTAACCATCGCTCCAGGGTATCGCATATCTTCGACGTCGCCCTCTTGGACGGCTAGAGTATAAGTCTTATGCTCGGTAGAGTTAAGAAGCTCGAAAGTATGATCCTTAACGGTCGTATCGCCTACGACGTCAGCCGTAGTAGGAGCCTGACCGAATAGAAGAACGAGGAGGTCGCCATAGCTTCGGTCGAACAGTTTCGACGTCATAGAGCCCTCTCCGAACTCTCTCAGGACGTGCCGGCCGCTATGAGCGGCGAGATGTCCGTAAGCGGTTTCGTTCAGGATACCATCCTGACGCTCGAAGAAATCGAACTCTAATTTACCCAGCCAGCGAGTCGGAGCGACCGCTGTTCCTGGAGTTGCTTCGGCTCCTAAGCCGAGATGTACGTTAGCACCTAATACGTCAGCCATTACGAGTTACTCCCTTTCTTTTTATGTAGAGCCTTAGCTTTTTTAACAGCTTCGGAATAGCTAGAGGCTTTAACGTGATAAATATCGGTAGGAGTAACTGATACAGACCAGCTTTCCTCTTCGATGGCGTCGATTACGGCGTCCTTATTAGGAAGAGACTCGGGGTTTTCTACGCCCTGGTTTTCGGCGACCTGGTTCAGGTCGTCTCGAGTTTGGTCTTCTAGGGTATCGTTATCTTCTCTAGCCATATTTAATTCCTTTACTGGTTATTATAATACTAGCGTTTATGATTAAGCAACAGCTCTTATTTCCCGTTTCGTTACGACGAACTCGATAGAAGCCTCCCGAGTGAATATCGAGTCGCCTCTTTCGACTAAATCCTCTCCGAATCGAGCGTTCGTCTGGTTCGACAGGTCGATATACAGCTTATTAGCTCCATCCAGGACCCGATTAGCTCGGAGGATTCCCATAAGCGACTCGGGTAAGTGCTTTCCGGTCTCATCCATGCCGGCGATGTAATACTGGAGATCCATAGCTTCGCCGACGATATTCTTTCCCTGTAACCAGCTACTCTGAGCCTGAATCCAGACCGTAGCGACGTAACGCTTACCGGAGCGATCCGCCTCGGTCGTATCCATGCCGGTTAAGTCCTGGGCTTGATGGAAGAAGACAGCCGGAAGTATTTTCTGATTCTTCGGCAAGTAGAACGGCTTCCCATAGAAATAATGACCCCGTAATTCAGCCGGTCCCTGGGCTTCACAGAGAGCGATTAGCTTCGTAATGATAGGGTCTTTATAGTTGCTCATACGCTTATTATACAGTCCTCGCCTGGAGTGCTTCGACGGCCGCCTTTTGGAACTCCTTAAATATCTTCGTCCTGGTCTGAGGAACGATAGTCAGCATAACCCGACGGGGAATAATCTTCCTGGGCTTATTGCTCTGATGGTACTTAAAGTAATCGACGTTATTCTCGACTTTGATAGCGTCTCGGGTCTGGACTTTCCGGAATCCCCGTCTCAGCTTTCGGGTATTCTCCAGGAGCGGCCAGGGTCGCTCGTATTTACGGGGAACCCAGCCTCCGCCGGAAAAGAGACGCCCTCGACGGTCGTAGTTCGTCTCGACATCGCTCATTATGAGCTGTCCGGTAGCATAAAGGGGACGACGAAAATCGCCGATATTGTCAGCGGCGAATCCTAGTACGGCTGAGACCTCTTTCTCGCCCTCGATAGTGAACTCTAAATACATAGCTTTAATGCCTCATAAAATCGTCGACGGACGTAGAGGGCTCGCTATTAAAGTCAGTCGAGGGGAATATCTGACCCTTACTCCGGACTTTAGCGACGCCTCCCTTTTTCGTAGACGAAGCTTCGTTTTTGATTTCTCCCACTAGACCGACGACCTCGACGCCGTCCTCAGTACCGCCCCAGAGGAGCACCTGAGCCCGACTCATCTTCTTATAGCCGTCCTTAGATGTTTCCTCGGTATCAGCGTTCGCTCCATAGTCCCGAGTCAGAGCCAGGCCGCCGGCGTAGAGCCTGGAAATCAGGCGAGCGGTCGGGAAGTATTTAGAAGCGGCGTCGAGGGGAGTCGTTATAAAGTCCCCGATAGCACCGTTAATAATCGAATCAGCCTCGGCGATAATCTCGTCGAGGTACTCATCCACTAGCTGAGAATGAGCGTATCGAGCCGTAACGTCAGTATCGGCCGCCGGAGCGGTCGTAAGGACTATCTCGCCTGTTTCGGCGTCGACAGAGTCGATACTGGCGTTAATACCATCTACTCGAACGACTACGTCCGCTATAGTTACGGCGTCGTCTCGATTATTATCGACTATCGGAATACTAGGGACGTAAAAGGAGCGGTTAACGCCGTCCTTAGTACCCGACAGCTCGATAAAATCCTCGATATGCTGGAATCCAGCCTCTTCTCTGACGGCTTGTTTTTTAGAGTAAGCCATCGAGGATTCTCCTATTTATCTTCGTTATTGTTCTCTACGTTACCGGCTGGAGCTGGAGGTAGATTACCATCGCTAGGCTGAACGTTCTCGTCAGAGGCTAGGGTAGGATCGCCGGCGTTAGCTCGGTCGTCTTCCTGAGTAGTCTCGTCGGCGGTCGTTACGTCGCTCTCGTCTGGATTATCTTCCTCGTCGCCCTCCTGGACGTCTTCGAGAGTGTTCTCGTCAGCCGGAGCCTCAGCGTCTACGACAGCCTGAGCCAGGGTAGGAATGTTCGGATATTCTTTTTTATCGCCTGGGTTTTCGATACCGGCGTCAGAAGCTACGGCTTCCAGTTCGGCTCGCTTCATGTTCTTAAGCTCGGTCAGGCGGTCCGGCTGTTCGTCTACAGTAGTAGTCTCGTCGCTAGTTGCGACCGTAACGCCCTCGGGAGCGGAGTCTACTTCCTCGATAGAGATAAACTGATCCGCCTCGATAGCTTCGACCTGAGCCTTACTCAGCTCATGGTAGCTAGGGGTTTTAGTAACAGAGACGCCGGCTCGATTGCGGCTGTTAGCCCACTGAGGGACGCCCGTTAGTCGTAATTTATATAATTGTGCCATGTTCCGCTCCTTACTTCGTTAATGGTACTCGAGGAGGCTCAGTATGAGCCCCCGTCGGCTACTATCAAGCTAGTTAAGGTTCTATCCGAGTCGATTAAGACTTACGGACTTCGACCATCGTTCGCCAGTCGCCATATCCAGCGTTTGCGAGGATGTAAGGACCGTAGTAGTTCTTCTTCCTCATAAAGCTTTCATGGTTGTTAGCGTCCGGACGGTTTTCCAGAGCCTCGAACTCGATAAACTCCGCTTCCTGATAGATGATAGGCTTAACGCCAGCACCTACGTTAGCGACATACCAGCGGTTAGTCGGAACCCGACCGTTAACGATTAACTTAGCGGTTCCTTCCATTACGTTGGTAGCTCCGTTCGTACCCTGGGTAGCGACTAAGAGCTTACGAGCGGCCACAGCGTCGGCTGGGTTAACCATAACGACGGCTTGGACGTCTTCGTACTTGACCTCTCCGGCTTCGTCCTTGAACGTTGCCAGGCGAGAAAGAGCGTCGCCGAGGTTAGTCTCGTCGACTGCACCACTACCGGCGGTAATGACGTTCGACTGAGCCCCAGATTCGCCCTCTTCGTGATCCGTATCGAAGAAGTTTTGACCATCGTAACCGATACCGTTAGCTATGATTAAGTCCATAGCTAGACGCTGAGGGAACCGGCGAGCGTTGCGAGCCATAGCCCGAACGATTAGGTTCTTATCAGCGAGGCGGTTAAACTTGAGATCCTTATAGGAAATCTCGAGGGTAGCTTCCCACTCTTCGTTCTCGATAGTGAACTTATCGGCGGTCAGACCCTTAGGACGACGTTCGCCATCCATTCGGCGTACTTGAGGGAAAGCCCCCAGCATACCGTAGTCTTCGCTTGCGGCGTTAGACTCTACACGCTCGATAAGGTCGTCTAAGACCAGAGGCGTATTCTGGTAGGTTTCTACGAAGATAGTTCGGAAACCAGCTACTAATGATGGATTCATATTAGTTAGTCCTTATCGCTACTCTTACGGTTGTTGCGTCGACAAGCTCCACGATTCGACCCACTAGGATATTAGTCCCAGCGTCGGAAAGCTTAACAGTCTGAGAGTCTACGGCGTAGACGTCAGAGCCGACATCCGCCTGGGTAGCGGCGGCTATATTAAACTCGAAGATTCCCTCTCGGTAAACTTCTACCCTTTCATCACCGGCGGCGGCTCCGCTGTTATCGGTTTCCCGAGTAACAACACCAGCGAAAGCGTCGCCAGCCGTAGCTGACATCTTCGCTAGGTAGCCCGTAGCGGCGGCGTAAGAAACACCCTCGCCTCGGTAGAAGTGAGCGGCGACACTTGGAAAAGCGGCCTGTTTCCCCTCTTGGCGATTCGGTTCTCGATTAACAGTCTGATCTGCCATCGATTTACTCCTTATCCTTTGTTACTAAATCTCGGAAAGCGTTCGGATTCGAGAGACTTACTTTCTCGAACCTTTCTTTTGACACCCCGAGGGCTTTCAGTCCCGCTCGTTGTTCGTCGGAAAGATCCTCGTATTTCGGAGCCTCTGGAGACTCGTCTTCGGAATCTTGGCGATTCTGCTTATTATTCTGCTTACCCTTTTCGCTAAAGTCAACAGCCTTAGGAGCTGAATTAACGAAGTCGGATAACAATTCCGGAATGGTCTTCTTATCAGTAGCCGAAAGGTCGACCGAACCTCGGGCTTTAGAAAGAGCCATAAAAGCGTCTTTCTGGGCTGGAACTACCTTACCCTCTTTAAGGGCTTGCGAGAATTGCTTCTCCGCCTCAGCTTCCAGCTTCTCGGCTTTTAGCTGAGCGTTTTCGGCTTCGATACGAGACAGCTTCTCGGCGTCGGTTTCCTGGGCTCCGCCCTCTCCGCCATCGCCACCGTCTCCGGCTCCGGCTTGTCCGCCATCGCCTGAACCGTCGCCACCCTCGCCGCCATCGCCAGCTCCAGCGTCTCCGCCGTCTCCAGCTCCGCCGTCGTCGCTAGGCTTTTCAGCGTCAGCGATAGACTGGGTTACAGCCTCGGCTTCGGTTTCCAGGACTTCGAGTTCCTGACCTGGTTCCAGGACTACGTCCTGAGTATTGCCCTCGTCGTCCGTATGCTGGACGCTAACGGGAAAGTCTCTATCGTTAGTAATCTTCTTTTTATTCATAGTAGAATCCTCGCTACTTAAATTAGTTCCTCTCGACAACATTATAGCACTTGTGCTTTGACCTTTGGCAAGCTGAGCCAGGCCGCCGAAAAGGTCTCCCATTGTACGGCTCAGAGCCTCGAACTCGCTCATCTTATCCAGGTAAGGATTATTGACTAACGCTACATGGAGAATCGCCGGTCCATGTTCCTTACCTTTATTATCGATCCAGTTATCGACGAAGCTAATCGAGACGTCCCAGATGGTCTCGTTTTCTATTGCCTGGGCTGTTTCGTCGTCCCGAATATCCAGGTAAGCGACGATCCCTCGGCGAGTGATTTCGTAGTCGACGACCTCGCCTCGGTTACGGTCTGGGTCGTCAGTGTGCATGGAGGGGACGGGAACCCGTCCAGGGATTCCGGCTTTCCAGTTGGCGATAACTTGTTCCGCCCAGGCTTCGTCGAGGTTCATTTCGAACTCGCCCCATAGAGGGTCTTTGTACTTACCGAAACGAACTACTTCTTTCTTAAATAAGCGACCTCGGACTTTCTCCGCTCGCTCCGTTTCCGATAAGACTCCGAACATTCTAGGTTTCATAGGCTAATAATACTATAGGTTAAAACGGTTTGTATATAGATTTTATTCAGTCGGAAATAGCCGAAAACCCCTCCCCCGTTCGCTTTTTGTTCGCTCCCCTACCACTCCCCCGACCCCTTTTCCCTGTTGTAAATCGTACATACGCCACCCCTGTTAAAAAATAAAGTCCCCTACCGAGGCTCAGTAGGGGAGTGCTCCCCACCCCTGTAACACATGGCGACTAGGGTCAGAGTAGGGGAGTGCTATAGCTTACCCTATAGCTAATGGTTATGAGTATGCTCTCTACTACCGATATAGCTAAGAAGAGTCTCGACTCTCTCGCCGGAGAACGTCGCATATTTTAGGAAATCTTCCAGGTCGTCGGGGATTCCGTCGGGTCGAGGATTGTTCTTCTGATCCTTAAGGTTGGCTATGAAGATACAGCGACATAGGAAATGGAGCGGCGGTTTCTGCCGGAAGCTTCGATACTGGCTCGGCGTCAGAGTCCGGTTATCCAAGTGCTCGCATAGCGGACATACCCGAGCGTCCAGGATGGCGGAATAAGTATAGTTTTCGATACGATCCTCGTACTCGTCGAAGACGTCGAATCGAGCCCGATTAACCGCCTCGGAAACTATGACGCTTCCAGTCAGTCCGATAATATCGTCATAGAATGAATCGAACTCGTCGCTCAGTCCGGCGACCACGTCCTCGGCTGAAAGGTTCTTCCGGCTGAGCTGTCCTTTATGAAGCTCGCTCGTAACGGCCGCCTTAATCCGGAACGTCAGGTCGGAGAATTGCTTATCGGCTATCGACTCGGAAACCTGGTCGATGTAGTCCTTAGAGTCGCTCGGAGTCTTCGGAATCTTCTCGCCGATTTCGTCGCTGACGTTCTGCTTCGACCATACATAGCCCGTATTCATAGCGTCCCGAATGACGTTCCGGTATTCCGGAAGTCCGGTCAGCTCGAAGTCTGAGAGCCGTAGCAAGTCGCCCGACTCCAGGACCGGCGTAAGGTCTTCGAGTGCCTGGGTCGTTATACGTTCGTAGACCGGCTTAATGGCGTCCAGGAAATCATCCTCGAGCGTATTCATTTTCCGGTCGATGGCTGTCAGGTCGACCCGTTCCTCGACTTCGGTTAGCGGACGACGCCAGGTTTTAGCGGCGAACTCCCTCTTTTTTTTTTGACCTCGGGAGTTATTAGTCGAGGCTGATGGCTCCCCGTCCTCGTCCAGTTCGATACCTAAGCGGCTCGCCATCTGCTTATAGAGACCCTCCATAAAGTCGCTTCTCATACCCTCTGGAATCTTCTCGACGATTTTAAGGAAGATGGACTCGGTCAGTTCCCGAGTATCGTCCGTCATATCGTTAAACTTGAACGTCGGATATTTAGGGCTGGCGAAATTGTACTCGATGAGCTGAGGGATTAGATAGCTGTTAATATGATCCTCGATAGTCCTCATAAGCCCGAGCTCCGCCATAATAAAGATGTCGGAATGGCTCTTAGATAGAGCATAGGAGCCGGTATCGCCCTGGTTTCCCAGGAGGATAAACTGAGCCAGGACCGAGCGAGCCATCTCAGCGTTATGATGTTCTACGCCTGGCATAGCGTCGAGTCTTCCCTTTCCGGTATCCGGAACGGTCAGGTCGTAGCCCTTAGGAATAAGAGCGGAGGCGGCGATTCCAGTAGAGAAGTCGTCCAGGGCTTCGAGGTTGGCTTCGTGAGTAGCGTCGTCGTTATCGTTATCCTCGAGCACGTTAAGAGCTTTCGGAGGGATAGCTCCGGTCTGGATGGACTGTTCATATAGGTAATAGAGGCGATGTTTCCGGTCGTAATGATACCAGGCCGCCCTAAACATAGAGAGACCCTCGAGCTCGTTCTCTTCCTTATTTACGGTAAACAGGAAGCATTTCTCCATCGGAATAATAACGTCGACCCATTTCTTAAGTCCTGGGCTATAGGTTTTCTGACGGAAGCCGGCGAATCCGCCGTTATCGTCGGTCAGAATCTCGATAGTAGAAGCCTCTCGGGGAGCTATTTTCTTATAGACTATCTGACCCTTTTCGTTCAGCGTCCAGACTTTCTCGAAGCTGGAGCGTCCCTCTAGGGTTCCCTTAAGCATACGGCTAATAACCAGATGGAACGGCGTCGACATTCCGCCCTTATGAGGAGGGAGAGAGAAGTTCTCTCGAGCTAGTTCAGCCTGAGCCTCGTTAACGTCGTCTGGATCAGCGTCGATTCTCCAGGTATTCGCCAGGATAGGGAGCTTAAGAATCTGATATAACGACCATACCGTACCGTCGTTATTCTTCATGGAATTATAATCGTCGAGAGTCGGCTCCTTAGTCGCTAGGAGCTTTTTCCAGGAGACCTTACCCGAGACGCCGAGTTCCGAGTTCATATCGGATTTTTTCGGTTTTGAGAGTGTTCTTACGTCTAGGCTGTTTAATATCATATCGTCGGTCGACCTTTCATATTACCCTAATTCTACGATAAAAGCTTACGTTTTGCATAGCTAAATCCGTCGGGTCGTAGAGGAGTATTTCCGTCCTGTTACTACTTTACCACCGGAGCCCTTAAACAGATAATCAGCGAACGACAGAATAACGGCGTCTCCGGCGTCCGGCGAGCGGCCTTTACGACGCTTCTTAACCTCGGCTTTTTCCTCGACCTTAATCTTACCCTTAGTATATTTATACTTCCGGTCCGAGAGGTCAGCCAGGAGCTCCTCGTCATACGGGAGGTAAATCTCATCGATGAGGTCTCGGACTTTCCACCAGAGCTCTGATCCTAAGTCGGCGAACTGAACCTCGTCTTTCGCTTTCCGGTTGACTACGACGCCCCAGGCTTTAACGCCCCAGGCTTTCAGGTTATCGACTACGCCGCCTCCGACGCCTATCTCATCGACGTAATACGGAGCTTTCCCGAGGCTCTTAGCTTTCGAGGCGGTCTGATGAGTGTCTTTCTTCGTATCCTTAATAAGCTTCTGGAACCAGAGTCCGAGCCGGGTAGCGAATACGGTTTTATCGTCTCCGAATCGAGCCACATCGAGCCCAGTATGACGGTCGTTCGGGTCTTTCTTCGCCGTAAGCTTTCGCTCTTCGGACATGGCGGCTTCGACCTTGTAAAGCGGAATGATGGTATCCGTAGCGTCTTCGGGGAAGTTACCCTCGGCTCGAGACTGCCACATCGGGGAATCTACGCCCCAGTCTATGAGTCGCTTATAAGCCCAGGATGGCGTAACCAGGTAAGGACGGGGAAGTTCCAGCCGGTCCAGGAGGTTATCGTCTCCCATCTTCCGGAGCTTGTCCGGATTGTCGATTCCATGAGCCTTAAAATTAGGCGTCCGCCAGATAGGGACGTGAGTCTTCGCTGTACTAGGGTTCTTAAAGACCCGAGCGAATCGCCCGAGCGGATTAGTCGGGTTCCCCAGATGGAGGATACGAGCGTCGGCTGAGGTAGTAACGCCGTCGATAGCCTCGAAGATAGCCTCTGGAATACCGGCGGACTCGTCGGCGATAACCAGGATACGCTTAGCATGGAAGCCCTGGAAGCGGTTAGGATCATTACTCGACAGACCCAGAGCGAACCAGTTCTCGCTGATTTCGGCTTTCGTATTCAGGAACTCGCCGGAGAGGGGAACGATAGCCTTAGCTTTTCCGGCTCGAATCTCCCTCCATATAACGTGTTCGACCTGGCGAAAGGTCGGAGCGGTCGTCAGGACGATGGAATCGCTCCAGCACGTCATCCACCATAGGACTATCCAGCTCGCTACTTTCGACTTACCGATACCATGACAGGAACGAGCTCCGGACTCGAAGAAGTCCCGAACGTTGTTCATTATCTCGACCTGAGCCTCCCAAGGATCGCCGCCGAGAATCTCCCGAACGAAAAACTCAG